GTCATGCACGGCGCCGTCGGGATAGATCGCGAGCTTGCGCTTGGACGGTCGCTTTTCCCAAAGCTCCATGACGCGCACCATGGTATCAGGCCGCCAATAGTTTGAATACTTGCGGCCGTAGTGCGCGAATTCGTCGAGCGGAACGTCGGGGTATTTTGTCTTGAATTTGCGTTCCGTCATATCGACCGGAACGCCGCACCACATCGCGTCTTCGCGCGTCGGCAGCACGGCGTCGGGGTCCCACAGCACCGAAAGGCTATCCTCGATATGCCCGATGCGGATTTCCTGATTGTAGGTCGTGTCGGCCGCATACTCCGTCGACACGCGCCAGTGACCGACCCCCGCGGCCGCCTGGCTGTCGGCGCCGATGCCGTACGCAACCTTTGCGTGGCTCCGGTTTTCGATGTACCGGATCATGCCCGAGATCAGCTTGGCGTTGGGCTCCGTCGCACGCGCGTCGATCGGTATGACCTTGATCGACGGCCGCATGAGGCGAATGTCGCCCGTGATCTGCCGCACGAATTGCGGAACCGAATTGATCGTAATAATCGGCTGCTTTTGCGCCTCCCGGCGTTTTTTGGCGTAATCGGGCCAGTGATTGCCTGCGCGAAACTCCAAATCCTCATAGCCGGCGAGAATGTTTTCCTCGTCGCGGCGCCAAGCGTCGTCGACATTCTCGATAACCGTGTGCAACCAATCGTCGAGGTCGTCCAGGCTCTTGCTTGGCGCAGGCTCAAAGCCGAGCTTGGGCGCGATCATATCCATGACGCGCCGCACGCGACCTTTCGTCTGTTTCGGCGTATCGGCCATCAGCCCAACCATCCCCCGGCGCGGCCAACCGATCGCGAACGGCGCACCGGCTTAATGATCCAAAACCGCCGCATCATGATCGCGATGCGGGTCGCGCTCATGAGATCGTCGCGCTCTTTGACGATCAAACCATTTTTGCGGTGGTACCCGCGCTTTTCCGCAAACCACATGCCGAGCGATTTAAACACCTTGAGGCGTCCGGTATTCATGCGTTCCAGCATTTCGGTAATGCCCGCCTCGGTTCCGTACCCGCCTTCCTCGTGCGTCGCGTGATCCGCGTGCATCGTGAGGCCTTGCGCGCCGTACTGCCCGGCGAGGGCTTCATTTGAGCCGCCCTTGTCGTGCTGATGACCGTCATGCGGCCAAAAGCACGGTATCCAGTCGCCCCAAGGCTTGATGGCGGCGGAGTGGATGATTGGGCCTTGCTTTTCCTCACGATACTCCGCCGCGACGTAAATGCGGTCGGCGTCGCGATCCCAGGCGCACGAGACGGAGCCGAACGGATGGTTGTAGCCAAAATCGAGGCCGTTCCCGCGCGGCCAATGATCAGGAATGGCGATCGGATCGCACTCAATCGACGCATCCGTGACCGGAAACACGAGCCCCGACCCGAGCGCCGGCAAGCCCTTCGTGCGAGCCTCACGCTCGTGCTCGGGCAGGCCGTCGATGATCGCCTTACGCTGCGCGGGCGTATAATGCTCGGCGTCGTCGAGCGTCATCATCGTGACGTGCTTGGTCACCAACGATCCCCGTAACGCCACTCGCGAGCTTTCGCGAGCCATCGTCGAAGCCTCGACGCGCTCTCGGGCGAAATCAGCGCGAGCACGACGACTGCGGCGAGAAAGGCGTTTAAACACGCCTGAAACACCGCGAGCGCCGTCAGCGCGACGATTTCGCCCATGAGGCTCATTCGGTCCCGCCCCCGCGAGCCCGCGCCTCGGAGAGCATCAACGGAATGCGATTGACCGTGACCGCACCGGGAAGGCCCTCGGATCGGCCATCCGCCCATATGCGGCAGGCCGTAGCGCCGTCCGCGTTGCGGCGCTCGAACGCGGGCCGCTCGACGCCGGCCTCTGGCGCCGGGTGGCGGGCCGCAAGCTGCGCGATCGTCGCCTCGATCGCGTCAAGGGTCGTGCGCGCCATCGCCGGGTTTTGTCCGGCAATGGCGAGCACGTAGGCCGAGAATGCGTCCTCGACCGTCACGCCTGCGGCCTTGGCGGCCGAGATGACCGGCGCGAGCCGGCCTTGTAGCCGCGCCATGGCGTCATGTTTAAACGACATGGCGGGCTTTCCGTCGGCTCCGAGCACGAGCGGGCGAGTCATGTCACGCGCTCCGCCGGTCGCCATCGAGGCGCGGCTGCGCGTTGGGCGCCTCCGCTTCGCGGCGCACGAGGTCGCCGGTCAGAACGCCGCGCGATGCCAAATTGAGCGCGCCGCTGCCCTCGCGATCGGCGGCGTTGACGTCGTCGACAATCGCCGCCCGGCCAACCGCGAGTCCGACGCCCTGCATTTGCGACGTGTTCCGTGGAGCACTGCGCAAGAAGCCCGCGAACGTCTCGGCGGCCCCGACCACGTCACGTGGCCCAGGTCGGCTCGCCTCATGCGCCGCCCATCCGATCGCGTGCGTTAGCGCGACAGATAGTTTCTCGACGCAGGCGAGACGCTGCAAGAGGTCGCCGGCGACACTCTCGATCTCGCCGAGACGCTGGCGAAGCTCGGCGACGTCAGCGTCGCCCTTGGCCGCCTGCCCCTTTTGGTAGGCCATCCACTCGGCGAAATAGCCCGCTTCGGGCTGCGGGTCGTCATCCTGCAGCAGCACGACGCTTGATCGGCTGTAGTGGCGGCCGTCGGGGCCGATCACGTCGAGGTTGACACACCGATCACTCCACACGTGGCTTACGTGCGCGGTCATCGGCCGGTTGCCGTAGTCGACGAAAGGTTGGCGAAGCGTCACATCGGCGCTGCTCGGCGTGAACAGCACAACGCGGCCGTTGGTCGGCTTGATCATCTCTCTCTCCGGGAATGCCAGGGTGCCGCCTGGCGCGGATCGTCACCAAGGATCGCCCGCGGCGCCCTTGAATGAGTTGACCACCACCGAAAGCCCTTTCAGCGGCGTGAACGTCAGGAGCGTCATTCCCGCGGTCGCGTTGCGCCGCGTGCGGCCCTCGACGTAAATATCCTCGGGCGGTTCCTCGTCGAACCACACAAGGTCAAGGGTTTCGCCTTGCCACTTTTCCCGGCCCTGGTCGTACGACTTGAAACCGAGCGTCGAGAGCTCGCCCGAGATGTGGCGAACCACGATGCCGTCAAGGCTTTGCGGCGTTCCCTGGCGTCGCGACCAGTCGACCAGGTCTTCGCCGGGGACAAGGCCGGTGCCCCATTCATCCTCGATCTTGGGCGGCCCGACGAGCAGGCGTTGCACGCCGTCGCGCGTCGTATCCCACGTGTCGCACCCAGCCCAACACTTGATCGGTCGGTTAAACCGATGCCCGGGCCACTTGAGCTTGGTCCGGTCTTCCCATTCCTCATATCGGCCGGTCAGGTGCAGCGCGATTTCAGCCGCACCGCAAAACGTCTTGCCGACCTGGTTCGCCGCCATCAGCAACCGCTCGTCGCTCAAAGCGCCGGCGGCGTGAAAGGCGAGTTGCTGCGGATAAGGCCGATACCGGAAAAGCTTAGTGCGGCTTTCCCGTCGGCGAAGCTCCGCCGTCCGCGTCGCTATCTCCCGCACCAAGGCGGAGATCGATGCCGAGGCCGGCGAGTTGCTTCGTGAGGGCGCCGAGCTCGGCGCGGAGTTGGTCATCCGTCTTGTCCGAATGCTCGAAAGTCACGTGACGGCGCTCCACAAAGAGCCCCAAGTGCTTGCCGAGGTCGACGAGGGCCGCGCGCTTGTCCGCGAGCTTGAACCGCACGCGCTTGACCTCGCGGGCGTCGTCGCCGCTCCCGTCAACGTAAGTGTCGACCACGACCTCTTGCACCGCGGCCGCACGATGCCGGTCGAGCCGCGAAAGATCAACCACCACGTCGCCGTCTTCCGTCGGGCGAACATAGTCGAGCATGTTCGCAAACCCGAGCTTGGCGAGTTCCCCGATCACGCGCTCTTTCGTGACCTCGTGCCTTTCGAGGGCGCGTTCCGTCGCCTTGGCCTCGATTTGCGACACTTGGCCCTGAAGCTCTGCGACACGTCGCACAACGTCGTCGCGCCGTAGCAGGCGCGAGGCAGCTTGCCGATTGTCCTTGCCGTAAACCGCCTTGTAGCAACCGGCCCCGTTTCCAGCGTGCGCGCCGCGGACAAAGGCGCGAGCGAATGCCTCGTGCTTGGGGTTACGCAACGCGCTCACGGCTTGCCCCCCATCGCGATATCGGCGAGGGCGAGCCACATTCCCCACCACATGACAACCGGAAGGACCAAGGCGCTACTCCATGAGTCGTTTAAACGCCCTCGACATTCGCCGGTCGAGGCGGCGAGGTAGGGCGATCGCGAAGCTCAAAGACGGCGTGCTCAACACCGCGCGGCCAAGTCGCCCCGACGTATTCGTACCGCTTCGCCGAGCTCGGGCTCGGCGGCGTGATCACCTTGCGCTCGCCATTGCCGAGCACCGTGACGCGCACGATGGCGCGGGACGCCATCAGAGGCCCGCCAGCGACCTAAGGGTTGCTGGCCGCGCGGGCGGCTTGCCCTTCATGCCCTTCGCAATCCCGAGTTTATTGCGCTCGCGCGCCTTGATGCGGCTGGCGGTCGCCGCGGAGATATTCCCGGCGCGCTCCGAGCGGCTCGCGCCCGAGATCGCGAGCCGCTGATGCTTCGCGTCCTCGTCGGGGAACCGCTTCGACGCCGGCAACGCGAATTTGCTCGGCGCCATTTGCTTGCGCCCGAGCGATGAGAGCTTCGCCATAGCCGCGACCCTCCTAGGTAAACTCGGCCGGCCCGCGCGGGTGCTGCTGCGCGGGCCGGCCGGCGCGAAGCGACGCGCTATTTCTTGGCGGCGTCCGGCTTGCCAATGTCGGCCTCGGGGACGCGGCCGAATTCGGCATCCGGCTTGCCAATGTCGGCCTCGGGGACGCGGCCGAATTCGGCATCGTGCGGGTGCTGGCCCGGAAACGGCGTGTCGGTGTAGCCGTTGGGCAGCTTGTCGCCATCGCGAAGGTGGAACGTCTTGGCGCCCTTATCGGCGTGATACCCGACGACGGCGCTACGGTTTTCTACCTCGGCCATGGCGGCCTCCTTTCGGTTGGTGAGATGGGCGGGCGGCGCGTGTGCGATCCTATCGGCGCGCGAAGGCGTCCTGACTTGGCCCGAGGCGCGTCAGGCGCCGCCCGATTGAATTATCGGTGAACGAAACCGATCGGTGTGCGGCGCATCGTCGGCGCGGGCGTCGAGTGCGCGGAGGGCTCCGCGGATACTTGCGACGAGGCCGGCGAGGCCGGCTCCTGCGTAGGGCCCGCTACCACGTCGACCTTCGCGCCGATCGGCGGTCCGTTGCTCGCCGGCGCAGCGGTCGCGCCGTTCACGGCCGCTGCCAAGAGCTCGTCGGCGTCTTGAAGATCGGCCGTCAAGCTTTTGACCTGGTCAACGCGGCTCGCGACGCTCACGGCGGCGGCCTTCAATGCCGAAGCGACGTCGGCAATACCCGAGAGTGCGGTAACGGCCTCTTTGACCGTTCCGGCGAGGTTCAAAACCGGCTTATCCATCGGCAAGGCCCCCTGCGTTTCGAGCGGCGCTTTGGCGCCTATCTCGGCTAGGAACGAGTTCGCGCGGCTCACGTTGACCTCGCGATGATAGGTGCGGCGCACCGAAGCCTTGACCGGATATGAACGCGGGAAAGCCTGCAAACCCGCGAGGCGCCCCGGAGGCCTCGTTTCTGTGAAACGTCGACCGCGCCGCGAGGCCAACCCGGAGATTGGCGCCCCTGAAAAATGGTGGGCCGGTGCACCTTCGCGCATCGGCCCGCCTCGCCAACCAGATTGGCGAGCTCTATGCCGCTTTATGCTCGATCGAATGGCATGAACGGCACAGCCATTCGACG